ATGACGAGAGAACCTTTAACACCATATCGAACGATAGATGAGGTGGCCGATCTTGTAAGCGGCTACAGGCCGCCAACGTCTAACTCCCGGCCGACCTTTCGTCCGCGCAAGAAGATAGGACGGGTCGGGGCCAAAAATGCCGATATCATTGAGTGCAGAAAATTATTGCGGCGCGCATTCGGTCTTATTCGTAACAACCCCACAGAGATCACCTTGAAAAGAAAAATCGTCGAAGCAATGGGCGGGCGGACGGGTGTGACAGATGAGCTGCTATCTGAGGTCGAGATTGCAATACAAAGATTCAGTTCGTAACTTCATTGCAGGACAGGGAGAGGTTGGGATTGACCGCACCCGCGTGGTGGTCCGAGAGGTTTTGGACACACGAGAAGCCTACTCCACTTCGCAGTAAAACGGCATCGGAAAATGACCAGGACAGAGTTCATTCGAAGCTACGCGAAACGCTCCGGCCTATCCGGCGAATGGTCGGACATCGGCTTAATCGAAATTGGCGGCAAGACGCAATTCGCTTTGCCATGTGCATGCGGAGAAGATATCTGCGAGGGCTGGGCAATGGTAACCCCGGACTCCGCGCTGCATCATCTTTTCTTTTGTACGCCCGAGCCGCTGCGTCAGGCTTATGCTGCGATTGTCGGCGAGCCATAGTAAACGGAATCGGAAAATGAAAACATCAGAGAAACGAAAAATTGTTAACGACCGCGTAGCCGCCGCCTTGGGCGATGAGATAATCTGTGAACGCTGCGGCGCTACGTTCAAGACAATGAACGACGCCTGTAGCGCAGACCTGCTAGACCCTTGTCCCGGATTCCTGCGGATTGACGCTGTGCAGGTTCCGATTGAGCATGAAGTGTTCCGGCTATGATTTTGTCTTGATGATTTGAGGAGTAAACAGCAATGCCAACCGTAGCACAACGCCTCGCAACGCTTTTGTCCAATCTCGAAGCCGAGTCAAAAACCATTGACCCGGCCGCTCCGCATCACCGGCTGTTTCTAGAACTGCAAGAGTTGGTTGAGATCGTGAGTGAGATGCACAAACAGAAATCATCTTGATGATTTGAGGAGGGGATGATTTGAGGAGGGGAAAGATGGCAGATGCGGCTTTAATCTTTTTAACGGCCTGCGGCATGGGTGGGCTTGGCTATACCCTTGGTTATTGTAGAGGTTGGTTTATGCGCGGGCTGGCAGGGCAGAAATAGCAGAACTAAAGCGCTCGTAGCTCAACTGGATAGAGCATCAGATTTCTACTCTGAGGGTTGAAGGTTCGGCCGGATGGCGGGGTCGCTGACACCGCCATGGTTGTCGTCATGCGCTCGAGCCGGCGCAAAACTGGCGGCAACAAAGAACATCGCAATGAGAAGCGCGACCGCGAAAATCGCCCATCCGATCCGGTCTGCTCTCATCGTCGACTCTGCTCGGTAAAATTTATTTTCAGATTTTCGAAGCCTACCGCCATGCGGGTTTCTTTCATCGCATCATCGCAAAACATTTCACTTGTCCGCATTCCGCCTATGTCAAGTTTTCCAAAGCGTCGTCATAACATCAATAACGACGGGCCTAACTTGAACGCTCTTCACTGCAAATCGTAAAATCCCAAAAGTCGATTTGCTATAATGGTCTCACGCGCACGAGATGCGTGCGCTGTTTGAAAATTGGAGATGGAGATGCAACAAATAGGTGACTATGTAATCGAGCAGGCCGGGCCGGGAACATTGTGGCGAGTCCGCATGGCCGGGGATGACGACCTGCTGGGTGCGTACAACACGAACGCAGAAGCTAAAGCAGCCGTGAAACGATTCCAAGCTGCGGACAAACGCCGAGCCGCCTGACAACCACCCCGCGCTCTACCAAAGGGCGCGGGGGTTTTCTTAGCCCCGCGGGCTCGCAACAAGTTCGCGGCGGTGTGCTGGGCAGCGTTTGCATTTGAAGAATTCCCACCACCAGCCCGGAGGCTGCTCGTTGCGAGGCTCGTTGCGATCAAACGCCCATTGGTGACCGAGCAACCTGCAGGCCACGGCGTCCTCTGCCTTGACTGACGGGGTGCCAGACAGGAAGGCGATAATGGTTGCGATCAAGTTTCTGCGGTTCATCTTGAATACCTCTTTGCGCGTTGTATGGTCGCCTCTGAGACGCCATGGGCACGAGCCGCATCTTCCGCTGCCCGCTCGCTCCCCGCAGCATCACGAGCCGCCCTAGCGGCAGCGCAGAACCATACCGAGGGCTTGTCGGGTCGATCGGCCGCGTGCGCCGCGCCGATCCCCGCAATAACAAAGAACCCGACTGCGAACGCGACGGTCAAGAGCCTGTGCCGAGTGAACCAGCCGTTGCGCTCGCAGAAGTCATCGCCGTAATCGATCAGGGGATCATGGCCAGGACCGATCCATGTGTGATGCATGCGCCATGAGCCCGAGCCGTCATGGCGCTGCCAGCGCTTTGCGAACGAGCCGCCCTTGCAGCGTGGACATTCACTGCCGAACAGGAATTTCCACAGCGATGCGACCGCGAGCGCGGCTGGTTTGAGCATGGGAGGGCTTTCGGTTAATGCGGCGGGCCAAAGCCCAGCTTGTTGATGAGCAGCGTTATCGCGGCGCCGATCGCGCCGGCACTGATGCCCCATATCGCCCGGCCGGCCCACATCGCCCCGATGGCTTGGTTATGCCTGTCCTCGTGCTTTTGAACGAGCGGGGCGATGCGGTCGACCGTCTGCGATAGGGCGTCGATCTTGTTGAGCTTTTCATGCATAGCCGCGCGTCCGGCGGCGGCGCGCTCTTGCTCCTTAATGATGATGTTGTTCTGGCCCTGGACGACGCCGATCTGCTGTGAGAGCCCGCCCATTTGCTGCAGCAATTCGAGCTGTAGCGACTGGCCCAGGTCCGGCTTGATGTCCCCCGCCATCTCTGGGCTATTTCTTGAAAATCTTGCCAACCGTCGAAGTCGGGACGCCCATCGCCTTTTCCGCGGTTCGCATCGTGCCGAGGCCCAGCATGCCGGTCAGGATGGTGATCATCGCGTTGGTGTCGATCGGCGGCAGATGCAAGGCGGCCCCGATGATGGTGTAGACGAACCCGAACCCGCATACCCAGCCAATGAACGGCCGCCAGCCCGCGACGAAAAACGACGGGTTGGTTGCTTCCGCCGTGTTGGTTGCCGACTGAGACGCGGCGATGGCCGATTCCGCGTCCTGGATTTTAGTTGCGGCACGCTCACGCTGTTCTGCATTCGGGAAAAGCTGGATCAGTTCTTTCAGAACGTCAGTAACCCCGCCAAGCCCCGTGATATCGAATAATCCCATGTCAGTTCCTCCGGAATGCCGCGATCATCGCGGCGATGAATTTTGCAAAAGCGGATTGAGCGGGTGCCGGCGTGACTTGCGGGACCGGATCGCGTCGTGGCACGTCGGGAGGCGGCGGTACGGGGGATGTGGGCAGGATGACCGTGGGAGCCCGTGGCGTGCCCATGACTGGCCCGGTGCCGAGTGCCGCCTTCCATTTCGCAAGCCACGCCTGGCGCTGCGCAAGCCCTACCGTGCCGCCGTTGAGATGCTTGGTGACGTTCAGGATATCGTCGGCTTTGGCGAACGGCAAACAGCCGCATAGGATGAAATCCGCCACGCCGCATTCCAAAAAGCGCGTCGGATCGTTGACCAGATCGGGATGGTTGACGAGATCGAGCCCGGTTGCCTTCGAAAGTCGCGCATAGCCTTCCCGCCCCGTGGTCTGCGATGCACCCCTGCCCCTGAAATTGAAACCATCGTCCGAGCCGGGCGCGTTGCCCATGCGGCCGTTGTAGACCTTGTTCGCTAGAGCCCGCGGATTATGAGCATAGGGCGCGGCGCTGGCGATGCTTGGGAAACGCGTTGGCCAAACTTCCGGAATCCGTTCCGCCCTGTAGTTCAGATCCTCAACAACTTCATGCCCCGCTCCGCATTCGTGACTGATCTGCGCCATGACATGCGCGATGAGCAAAGGCGAGCTGATCCCGTAGCGCTGGAATACGTTGCCTGCGGTTTCGATCATGCCGGCACGCAAGCCGGGGATCTTCTCGTCCCCGTTGGGCCAGAGGCGCGTCAAGACAGCGCCGAAACTTGTATCGGTCATGGCAAATCCTTCGCCGTAAGACGATGGGGGGGTTAGGCCGAAGGGGCAGGTTTTGCTTGGGCCGCCTCAACCTTATCGCGGTGCCGCTTCACAACCTCCGGGGTATGCGCGATGCCGCAAATGGACTTGAGTTCCGGAACGCGACCGCGATGCATCGCAGTGGCGCGCAATTCCGGTCGCGCTGTAATATCGGCATCCACCAGATCCAGAATTGCTTCTACATCCGCGCCCGGCTCGATACTGACGCGGTGCCAGGTTGAGGAAAACACGTGGTCGCCCTCAACCACCTGTATGGCGAAACGGATATTCACATGCGCGTCACTGGTGACCTCAATCTGGTCAATAACGGTTTTCTTTTCGATCATGGGGCTGTTTTCCTTTTACGTGTTGTAAGTGACGGTGCCGTATTGGAAAGCGGCCGTCAGATTGACATTTGTTATCGTCGCCGAAGTGGTGGCGTTAAAAATCTGGATGGTTGAAAACGACGCATCGACCAGAGTACTTAAGGCGATCCCCGAGCTATTGTAGCCGATGCTGCCTGATCCGGGATTCCCGGCCGCGAACGGAACGCCCGTAATCACTGCGGCATGGGTGTCGGCTGTAGTGGGCCATTGCACTTTGTAACTAAGCATCACCTGACGACCGACCTTCGTATAGCTTGCCGACGAAACGGTGAGTGTTACGAAAGCGTTCGCGGGCGTCCATGTCCCCTCTTCGTAATCATCGAGGGTGTTGGCGCCTGCGGATGGGTTTTGCGTGGCGGGGAAAATAATTTGGCCCGCCGATGCTCCGGAAATATCAACGGCTCGGGCCAACAAGATTGATCCCGTCGAAACGCTCCCGATTGAGATCGTGCCGGACCCCTTGGCGTCGATCTTCAGCCCTTCATTAGTACCCGACGAAGTAACGGCGAGCGCTGCGCCCCCAGCCGCAGCCGCGCCTGTAAACTTGACTCCTGTCGCGACCGAAGCTGTATTGAAGTCAACAGAGAGGACGGGATTTGTGCCCTGGTTGATTCCGACCGACCAAACATTGCCGCCGAGCCCGAAGAAATACAGCGGCAGAGCATAGTATGCCGGCATGTCCATAAAGGCTTCGCCGGGGCCGCTTGGGAACGTTACCGGCGAATTTGCATTGGTACTGTAGCGAACCGTCGTTTGTGTAAGCGTGTTCGGGGACCCGGTGTTGAACGTGAATTCGCCGGCAGATAGATATGCCCCTACGCGAATAACAGTCCACGATGTATTGGCATTAGCCGCGACCGCCGAAAACGCTCGCGAATTCGGGACCGCGCCGCCGAGAGGAACAGTCGCGGTCGGGGTCGTGATATTGACCGTCTCGCGAACATTGTCGCCAAATACGAATGTCATTCAGCACATAGCGCGACGCTCGGGTTTACCCCGAGACGACACGTCCCCTGGATTTTGAGAATGAAAAGTTAGAGCCGCTGTTCGACCTTTAAGGACGCGCTGGACATGATCCCGCCCGCAGAGTCGAAGGTCGATAACGAGACGACCGGAAACGAGTCTTGGATCAGCCCGAAGATCGAATCTCTACCGAGATTTGTGGAAGCCGGGTTCATGATGAACAGCACGGGTAATATTCGACCATTAAGAAGATTGATTTGCTCAACTATACCGTTCTTCTGAACTTCCGTTATCCACCCCATGGGGATTTCCCATTGCCAGAAGGCAGGCTTGGGCCTGATTATGGTTTGCCCGCCGTTGGTCTTTTTCAAAATGCTCGGATCGACGCGGGTTCGGCCGGCGCCATAGGAATAGTTGTAAGCGAACTGCGTCCGGGTCCCGATGAACAGAAACCCGGCCTCTATGTACGTCGCTACTGTTGGCTGCGCCAGATTGATGACCAGATACCGCGCGGTCGTGACTGGCGTAGCAATCACTACGATCAGGTCTTTGTAATTCGGGTCCACGCCGCCGGTTATCGTGCCGCTGTCATAGACATTGATGACGCCGGTCGGGTCCGCAATCGATGATCGGACCCTGTATGTGCCATCCGCAAGCAGGTTGGTGTTGAGCAGTGCGATTGTGTCGAAGGACTTGACGCTGCCGAGGTCTATGGAAATCGTCGCGGTTGTCGCCGCGCCCGTGCGCCAGTTGCGCTTGGTGTGCTCGTTCTGGAGTTTAGTGACCAGCATGCCTGAGGCTTCGGAACTGGCCGTCAGCGTAGCGTTAAGGGCGATGTTGGTCGACGCGGCGGCGATGTTGGAGGCGAGGGTCATTGACTAAATCCGCATTCAATTGAGGGGGGTTCCACAACCCAACCTTCAACCTTGACGGCAACGATGTTTTGAATTCTAATTCTCGACATGAAAGCATCCGTATGGGTCTTATTTCTTGTACTGCGCAGCGGAACGGATTTGGCATCCGGGCCGATTTTGGAGATTGGCGAGTATAGGAATCAACCGCGGTGTAGGGCGGCCGCTGACGCAGCCATGATGAAAGATGAGCGGTCCCAATGGCAACCCCTGAAAGCACAGTGGGCTTGCATCCCTAGGGCGACTTCCCAGCGCGCCCGCAAATAAAAAATAACCCGCCCGCTGATCTAACGGCTCCGCTTAAACCATGATCTCCGCGCAACGCAGGAACAGCGCAAGCAAATTGCCATAGCTTGCGCCTACGCTGTTGCCGTTAAGATAAAACGTACCGGCAGAGCTTCCGCCGACATTGTAGAGATAGGTGGTCTGAGATGTCGTCTGCGCTTGGCGGCAGTCTATCAACTGCAGGACGGCGGGAACGTCTGCAGCACGGACATCAGCCCAACCCGCTGCCATCGCATCGGCAGCAGGGGATTTGAACAAGGCGATCGTCAAAGTGTTCGGAATCGAATAACTGCAAGGTATTTTGGCTTCGTTCAAAATTAAGTTTATCGGGGATTGGGGCGTAATGATGCGGCTTCCGATTTGATAACCTTCGGACGATTGCGGTTTGGTGGCATCAAACGGGATCACGCCACTCAAAGTGCTATATAGATTTTGGATTGTCTGCAGTGCATCCTGAACAATTTGACCGGGCAAAACTCCGCCGGAATACATCTGGATTTTATCGGGGCCAGCCGACCAACTTCCTGCCGTTGGGAGACCTGAATTCCAATCAAAAAACCCGAGAACACGGTAAGGCTTTGTCACGACCGCGACAGGGGTGTAGACCACGCCAGCCAGCCCAAGACCCAAAGCAGCCATAAGGATGGTGGACTCAAATCCAGTTTCGGTGATCGGAAAAATCTGCGTGCTCGCCGAGTTATAGCAATTCTCAACACCAATACGCGACGTTCCTGCGTCGTCGTAAATCTTTGCCCAAAGCCGGAACGGCGCGTTATTAAAAGTTCCTAAGGCCATATTATTCGGCACCGTCACCGATAGCGCCGTGGTTATCTGACGTCCAGAAAAAGTAGCCCCGCTAGCTTGGTCTGTTGGAAAGGCAACAAATACAGGATTAGTTGGGCTGGGGTCGTTTCCAGATGTATCCTTAAGAGCGATAGTCAAAGCGTTGGCTGATACAGTGGCGACTAGCTTGCCGTTCGGCACCGTGAATTTGGTCAGCCCCGATGATGTAAGCAGTGAACCAGACGACATCTCAACCAATCCCCTGCACAATAGCTTCTTGATCAGCCGTGTTATCGTCGATCGACATCAGTGCCAAAGCCTTGCCGCCGGAGAGCCCATAGCGGGTGTCCGCCACCTGAATTGGGTTGCTGAGATTCAGCGAATATGCGGTGGCCTGCACCGTGACTTCGAACAGGCTTCGCGCCGCGCCGCCGAACAATGTCAGCGTCGCGTCGCAGAACGCCACGGCGTTGGCCGAATACACGAACCACGACGGCCAGACATCCGGGTTTTGGGCTTGGGGATGAGCGGCTAAAATGGCCGCGCTCAGAGCTACGTTGGTTGTAGATGCGATCGAGTAAGGATCCTTGCGAAGCGTCTGAGTCAACGCATCGATCGTCGCGTCTACATCGGCCTGTATGGTGAAATTGTTGCTGTACGCCGCCCGGAACCAGTAGGGCGGCGGCGACATCACGGATGGAAGCGGGAGCTGCCTCAGCGTGAAGAAGTCCTCCCCCGTTCCGTCTCCGGTATAGGAAGCAAGCGGGCTATCCGTCGGCAGCGCGATCAGCCCCATGTCGAAGGTGCGGTCACGCCTGAATCCTGCCCAGCCGAGAATCCCGTACGTCAGGTCATCGATAACCCGGCGCAGCGTCTTGTTGTCGTCCGGGCCGATCCAGTAGCCGATGCTCGCGGGCTGCGCTGCCTTGGTGGCGATCACGGACCCGAAGTCGACCACGATATTCGCCCCTGAAATCGTGATGAGATAATGGATCAGGCTTGCGGTATCGGTGATGTTGGCCCCGACCGCGCCAGCGCCCGCGACCAACCCGTTGTTGACCGCGCCCAACGCCGTAACGGTGACCGTGCCGTCGGGCTTCGCGCCCAACCTGATCAGCCCCAGCGCAAGGCATGTCGAATAGTAACCGGGCGGGACGGTCGCTGCGATCAGCGCGGCGTAAGTGGTGTAGTCGGCATTGCTCGGAATCGCCAGGGCGCGGTCATAGACGAACGAGACGAACGAGCTCGCCCCGTCGTGAAACTGGTACACGAGATTGGCGGCGTCGATCAGCGGAGCGGATACGTTGCGGGGAAGCCCGAGCATGATCGGCTTGCGCTTGCCCTTGACATTGGCGTCGCCGTCGATTCCCCCGGTGCCGCCGTAAAGATTCGGCTGCGCCGGAATTTCCAATCTCTTGTTGTCGTCATAGACGTGCAGCGTCAGGGTTTCCTCGTCTGCTGTCGCCACACCGTCAACAAGTCCGTCATAGAGCGTGATGAACGAGTCGAAGGAAGAGTTACGCTGCCCATAACGGACAATGACATGCGCGCCGTCGAGCGTATTTGCGTAAGCGTCGTAAGCCCCGCCGGCATTGCCGATGATCAGTTCGCCGTAACCGGAAGCCATGCCGCCGATTTTCGAGCCGTCGATGATGCTGCGATGGTAACGAAGTGGTTTCTCCAGGTCGCCATAGAAAGATGTATTCGGCGACGAGTCGGTCGGACCCGTCGCGAATTCTTCCGTAGCAACGCGGATCGCCGTTCCAGTAACCGGAAAAATCTCGGCCGTGAAAACGATTCCAGACGTGACCGCCAACGCCGCGACGGCGGCAGGAAGCGGCCGGTCGATGATGGTTGAGAACGGGCGAGGGCCAAGCCAACCGAATGACATCAGACGGCCCTTTGATCACGGCGTTGCATGCGTATCGCTTCCGCCTGTTTCGCCGCAGCGGTTTTGATTTCGGTTTTCAGGCTGAGAACATCGACGCTCAACACCTTGAGCAACGCCGGCACCTGATCAAGCGTTGCCAGCGTGTCGATGTAACGCGCGACTTCTTTTGCTTCGTCTGGCGTCAGCGCGGACGCAGTGCCCGCGCGTAGCTGGGCGAGGACGGAGTCTGGAATTTTGAACATCACGCCGCCCGCTGATCGCGCTTCGCCATGCGCAGCGTCTCGCCGGTTTTCTTGATCCCAGTCTCTACCGCGTCGACCACGGCACCGCCGCTCTGCATCGTCGCCTGGGCGTTCATGTTGTCGCCGACGGCAACGATCTTCTGCAACTTCTCGACTTCTGCCGTCAGCTTGACGATTTGTGCGAGCAGCGCCGAATTGTCGGGCCCTGCGCTATTGCTCCGGAATGGCAAGACGCTGGGCGCCGATACAACTGGCCTGAAATTATTATCGTTGAACGGCAGGCGTCCCGTGGCGTTGAAGTCCGGCAACCATGAACGATTAGCCTGCGCGATGTCGCGGCGGATAACGAATTCATCAGGCATCCCGATCCAGCCTGGAGCGGCGAGTGGCACGCTGTCCCGACCCGGAGTCCCGCCGGTGATCCAGCCGCCGGAAGCAAGCGTGCCGTCTCTCCCCGCGCCGCCTGCGAGGCCGCGCGTATTACCTGCGGTCGCCCAAGTGTTCAACTCAATCTTGTACAATGCAGTAAGCATCTGATCGGTAAATGTTGTATGCGTTGTCGAAGGCGCACTGGTGCTCGCTCCTGCGACGATGTATGTCAAAACCGTTTGATTAAGCGCGGGATTAAACGCTTTATTTAAAAGAATTAGTTGTTCGACACTCGAGTTGGTAAGACTTTGGATATTGTTAAGTAAGTCCTTCTCTACGGTCATTATGCTGTTGGAAGACGCAACCAATGAATTCGCCGCATCTTGGAGAATAATGTTGTTATGTACTTGGTCGATGGATATCTGGGTTTTATCATTGGTCCCGACTGCGGCATTCTGAGTTCCGATCGTGGCGCCCTTGATTGCTTCGCTCTTTTCCAGGATGCCGTTGCCGTTGCCGTCGAGTTCTTGGAAAATCCTAAGGATGTTTCCGGCATTCATCGTGTCGATGGAAGTGCGGACATCTCCGACTGTGGAGTTGGTCGATAGTCCCAACGCTGTTATTTGCGCAGAGGTGAGGAGTCCGCCGACAGTGGCGTCTTTCGACAGACCGGCATTCTGCAATTGAGTGTTCGTGAACAGCGCGCCGGTCGTTAAGTCTTTCGACAGACCAAGCGCCGCAATCTGAGCGCTCGTCAGAAGACCGCCAACGGTTACGTTAGTTGCAACCGCTGCGTATGAAGGTCCAAGGCCTCTAACGAAGTCGGTGAACGTCAACCCCGTCCCGGTCGTCGTGTTCAGCGTGTCGAATTTCGGAATCAGCAACGCTGCGATCTGCTGCGCGTTGCCGGCGTCGATCGCGGTCTTGATCATGCCTTGCAGCGTCGCGTCGGTCGCCTGCGCTGCGTTGCCTGCGTTAATCGACGCCAGCACGTCCCGCATCGCCTGCAGGACGGGATCTGTTGTCGTTTGAACTGCAGGGAGCGCGAGCAATTGCGTCTTGATCGCCAGAAGAATATCCTGATAGCCGCTGCCCGACGCAAAGAGGGCGCGCGCGGCGAGTCGATAGTTCTCCGCATCCTGGGTGATGGTGGATTGTGCATCCACATTGCCGCTTTGCGCGAGCGTCAGTTTCGTAAAATACGCCGCCTGCGCTGCGTTGAATACGTTCTGCTGCGAGTCGGTCGAACTCGGTCCCGCCGAAAGACCCTTGACGTAGTCGATCACGGTCCTCGCCGCCGTGTTCAGCGCGTCCCGCTGCGCCTTAGCCGTCGCCTCCGTGTCCGCAACAATTTTTTTGTTGTAATCTCGAATGACGTTGAACCGCTCTGCGGCTTGTGCAGCTTCAAGATCGACTATCGCTTGACTTCCGTTGGCGGCTTCTGTGATGCGTTCTTGCTGCGCCGCGCGATCGAATGCGGCGAGTTGCCCCTCCAGGGTCGAGAAGTCATTCGTTGCTGCGAACAATCTGTTTTGGAATCCGAGCGAACGATCCGCTGCGGCTTTTTCAATTGCCAGCTTCGCGTCCGCGTTTGCCTTTAAGAGATCGGTATCCTTCTGATCCCAATCCTTCAGCAGCGCGTTGCGCTCCTCGACTTCCGCCTGAAGCAACGCGTTCATGGCCTGGCCGCCGGCCTTGTTCTCCGCTATCCGCTCCCTGAGAAATTGCTGATCTTGCGCGAGGACGGCACCTTCGCGCGAATTGGTATTTACGCCTGCAAGCGTAATCCGGCCCGCATAGTCCGCGTTGCGGGTCGCCATCGCGTCCTTCTGCTGCGCCAGCCACTTCTCGCCGGACGAAGACGTGTTCGCGCTGAAGATCGCAGCACCGATAGCGGCGATGCCTTTAATGCCCGCCGAAAGGAAGTCTCCTTCGAAGAGGCTTTTTAGAGCGCCACTCGTCAAGCTGCTTGACAAATTCTTGAAGGCATTATGTAGCGATTCGGTTGCCGTCTGACCACTGGCAAGGCCTTTGATCAGGTCATCCGAAAACGAGGTGGCCGATTGTCGCGCGGTTTTTGTGATATCGTCGTAGCGATCCGTTTCGACCTTCAGCTTCGCGAATTCTGCGGCCTTCCGCTTTATCCTTTCAATTTCATCTTCCTCCGGTATCTGACCGGCCTGGATTTTCTTGTTGATGATGTCTTGAGCGATCGAGTACGCAAGCGATGCTTCTGCGCCCATGAGCAGCGTTGTGCTGCGAATTTTCTCGGCGTCTATCTGCGACTGGATTTGATAAGTGCCTTCAGCCTGCTCTTTCGCGACACGCAGCACGTTGGCGGCTTGCGCGTCTGTGATCGTGGAGTCTTGCTGTCTCGCCTTTGCATGTGTCAGCGTTTTTTCCTTCAATATGTCTGTAACGGAAGCCGCAGCCCCAAGCGCCGCATTATGGGCGCTCTGCCGTGCAATCGCGTCATCAAACTTCAGGGCTGCGATACCACGCGCTAAATCCGATCCCTCGCGGCCAGCTTCTTTTGCCTTGATGCCGAGTTCGGCTATAGCTGCATTTAGTTTTTCTGTCGGCGTAGCCGCCGATCCGAGAATTGAAATATAATCTTTCCAAGCAGCCGCATTAGCCTCCGGCGTTTTAGCCGGAACAGACGTTGCGCCGGCTTGGAATGTTGAATACGAATTTGCCGGTGAGATAAAATTAGCAGGAGACCTCGCTGCGGCAATAGCGTTCGCGCCAACACCTCTCACGCTACCCACTGCGCCTCCAGCAACTAGGCCCGCTGCTCCCACGGCCAGCGCTGCTCCGCCCACAGTCAATCCAGCAGAGACCGCGCCGACAGTCGCAAGTGCGGCCAAGACCCCGAGCGTCGCGGGGTTGGTCATGAAATCGATAAACTTTTGCAGATCGGAAGAGAACTTAAATTCCTTGGCATACGCGGCGATCGTCAGCAGGCCTTTGGCAAATTCGAGTTCAGCCTTCAGTGTCGATTCCGCAAACATCGAAGCGAATATGTTGGTAGCCGCCCTGTGGGTTCTGTCGATATCAACCTGAAGCTGCGCAAGTTTTTTGATGAGGTGTTCGTCGAGGCCCTTTCCGGCCGCAGCGAACGCATCTGTAAGCTTGGCAACATCCGGTGCACTCTCGAAGAAAGCACCGAAGACTGCCGAGCCTTTGCCGAGACCGGCCTTCAGCAGCGCGTTTCGTTGAAAGATGTTGTCGGTTTGTTGAACCGCTTTTCCAAACAGTGTGAACGCCGTTGCAGAATCGGTCGCGGTTTGCATCTGCTCGGCGAGCGCCGGATTGATTTTTCTGATGTCCGTCAGAAGCGCGCCGCCACCTTTGCGCAATTCATCATAGCCGGCCGTGAATTTGGACAAACCGTGCGAGAGAGTTTCGGAATCGATGCCGAACTTTCCGGCCTCCGATCTCAGAGCTTGGAATTGCGTTGTCGTCAAACCCGTCGCTTCGCTGAACTCGCGAATCTCTTTTGCTTTTTGTGCAAGGTCGTGAGCTGCACTGGACGCAGCATACAGCGTACCAATCACAACGCCGATCGCTGCAGCAACGCCGACGCCAACCGGCCCAATGGCACTCAACGCCTGCCCGAGTATACCAAACGATCCAGCATTGGCCTGAATACGGCTGTTCAGATCATTGGCGACGACGCCGAGCGCTTTCTGCGATCCCGTCAGCGCGTCGTGCCGCTTCGCCGCTTCTGCCATAATGACGTTTGCGCGATCCTGCAACGCCGGATTTTGCGCGACGGCGGCGTTAACCAAACGCTGGGTTTTCTCGTACTGCTGCTGCGCTGCTACGCCAGCAACATACCGCCGCTCGATATTCGCAAACGACTTCTCAAGCGAGAGGGTTGCTCCCTCCGTCTTAGAGGATGCTACGGCAACGCCCTCTTGTGCAGCCTTGATATTGTTCAGGCCACCCGTTACCTGCGCTTCGCCGATAAGCGTCGACTGAATCGTCAGACGGCTGATGGCTTCTTGAGAAGTTGCCATGGGCGGGATTTTACCGTTTTAGTGGGTTGCGCGCGTGAACAGGACGGGAGAAGCTTCCCACCCAATAAAGGGGGGAACCAATGTTCAGGCCGACGCTACTATTGATACTGTTCGCGCTGCTTCAGATGACCCAAAGCGCTGTCGCAGAAATCGACTTTCAAGATAAACTCTGCATCTTGAATGCCGCCCCGCAACTTCCTGTCATCGCGGGAATGAGAATAGTTGCGAGTCGGGTCAAGTCGACCGCCCCAAAACATCGAACAGTTGAGATCGACATAAACGCCGCTGGCGTTGATGCAACTCTCACTTTTGATTGCGACCTTGAGAACAACAGAACCAGAGCGTTCTCTCTCGGGGTGACTAAATAAGCCACCACCTCACCTAGACTCCACACCCTCTAGCTGTGATGATCCCCTCTTTTAACGAGGGAGGGGAAAATGACACCTGACGAATTGCTCTTGAAGATTTACGCCATCGTCAAAGACGAGCCGCTGCACGTTTGCGGGATTGACGAGGTGAAGAAGATGGCTGGCGACGACTTCAGCCAGCTTTGGCGACGCCTGACAACCGATGGCTATTTGGATGATCGGTTCGCAGTCGGACAAACCAGATTGACCGATCGCGGTATGACGAGAGCCGAAGACCTTTCAGGCTGACGCCGGCTTAATCTCGAAGATGACGGGGCAACTTAGCTCGACGACGAGTCGCGGCTTCAAGTCCTTGCCGTCCGGTTCGATCTTGTACTCGATTCTAAAAATGCCGGCCGTCCGTCCCCCCCGAAGCCATCCGCCGTCTCGTCGAGCAGGCCTTAGCGAAGCCAAAGAAATAATCACGCCCCTTTCAACCTCACTTCAACCGCCGGATACGTTATCGCACTGCCCCTGACCCGATCCGGTCGCTGCCTCGCGCTTACTCGCATCTTGCCGCCCGCAAATGATCGCGAGGCTTGGTTATGCTTCAGCGCGTAGGCACCTTGCAGTGAAATCCAGATCGACTTGATCCGTGCGATGTTGCCGAACTTGGCGGACGCATCTTTAGCGGTTCGCTCGGCAATTCGGTTCGGCACCTGAATTACGAAATCCCTGCCGCTTTCCGTTTTTCCGACTTCGATCTTTCTTGCATAGTCGACCGTATTGACGAAGGTGAATACCTCCGCGTTTGGAACGTGATCATTTAGGGGTACTAGAACCCCGTCCGCTAGAAGCACCCATCCTCTCTGGTAATCTCCCGAAACGTGCGGGCTTCTGTCTCTGAGCGTTTGGCCTATCCAGATCAGAACGCCGCCGACGATTTCCCACTCGACAATGATGCTTCCGCCGTTCGGCTTCACGCTCTCCAGCGCCGCGCCCTTGCTCCCATCAACCGTAATAGTTCGCGGTGGTATGCGGCCCAGGACTCGTCTGTTCGTATCGTCCGCTTCAGCGATTGCGGTACGGGCGAAGTTCGCAACCGCCGCCTTCTGATCTGCTGGCGAAAGTGTATTCGCCACGATCAAATCAATGCTCGTGGCGATCGGATCGATTCTAGTTTTTATTGGCACTAGGTTTCGGCTTTTCTTCCGACTGAATCGAAGCCCTCAAGTTTGCGAGCCGTACCAGAGCTTCTTTTTCCCATGGCTCAAGATCAAGAAGCGTCACTGCGCACCAATCCTGAACGTCACGCCACCCCGCTTGCACGGGTGCCATACCATCGGACTTCAGGCCAACCGCAAATCTCAGAAAGAAATTCCAGAGATAATCCAGCGCCCATGGAAACGGCGGGAGGTCGGGATCAACCTTCTTCGCTTCAACTTTCTTGCCGAGTTTTGCGAATTGGGCAGCAGCTGATGCGGCGTGATCGCCCTCCGTGGACCCGTCGCTTAACTGGCGACTTGCTCGGAAGATGGGGTCGGCGTAGGTGCAAAGGTCTTCGAGGGCTTCTGCAAAAAATTTGCTGCACTTGACGCGCCGGTAAAGGCTTGGACGAATATCCAGCCCATACCAGGCGGCGAGTAGAGATCGGCAGCGTTTTCAGCCGTGCACGGAACGTCAAGAGCTTCGCCAGTCAAGCGATCGACCAAATACCAGCCCGAGGTAACGACGGCAGTGATCGCTATGTTCTCTTCAAGCTGATCGTTCTGCTCAACCTTGCCGTTACGCGACTGCTTGATGCGAAGGTTTAGATCCTTGCGCTGCGCCTTGCCGTAGTTGCGCGCAACTTCGCCGTCCGTTGACCAGACATCGATATAGGAGGCTTTGCCGACCTTGTCCCGAATCACGTCTTCGGTTGTCGGGTCGATCAACTCAACTCGGAATGGTTTTGAAACGTCTGCGGCAAGAGAGCCGAATTTGTTGTTCATATCCGTTTTCCTTTGGCGGAAGGTGAACGACCTCGCCCGCCAGCGAGGCCGTCCGATTGCGCAATCACCCGGCCAGCGCCGAGTGGTTTTCCCCGTAGCGGCGGGGATTTAGGCTTTAGGCTGCGGCGGTATCCGTGATGCGGATGGTGGTCGCCTCGATCCCGGTGCCGGCGGTCGCATATTTCAGCGCCTGGAACGGTAGCGTAACGGCTTGGCCCGCCTCTCCCGTGATGCCGACCGTGGCGCCGCCGAGCTTCACGCGGGGCAGATAAATCGTAATGGCATCTGCGGCGGCTGAACTGGAACTGGTCAGATAGAACAGCAGCGACACTTCGGTTTCGTTCACGAAGTAGTTGAGCAACGTGAGGTCTTGGAAAAACGCCGTGAGTTGCCCTTTGACATCGGCACGCCCGAGAAAGATTTCCGGGATAAAGTTCTGACCGACCACAGCATCGCCGCTCATCGCCATACTGAAGTCGATCGACGCCCCGGTGATGACGCCCTGCGTTACGCCAGCGACCTGAACCAGACCGTTGACGGCGGCGGTGAGTCCGGTTGACGTTGCTGCGGTTGGCGAAGTGAAGAACGGCGAAGACGCGCCAGATGCGGTCTCCATATCGCGGCCCATCATCGGAATTTCGAGGGTCGCAAGGCCAGTCGGCGGAAGGTTGAACTTCACGCCGCCGACGCGCAGTTCGGTGAAGAACCGATGAACGTCAACATCGGAGTGATAGACCTCCACGCCGAACTTGCGGGATACGAACGAAGAAGACGGGACAAAAATGGACTTACCTACCGTCGTCACGTTGAACGCGCTATCGATCGTTTCCGTCGTCGGCGCTGGATAGAGACCGACCGTCCGGTTGTTCGCCGCGGACATGCTGGTGATGAGGAAGTTAATGCCATCGTTCGCCGCCGTCGCCAGATTGGTAAAGCGGATCACGTCTCCGACACGCAGGCCCAGCGTATGCGGATTGCCTCCGCCGAACACCACGGTCGCGGCGGTGTTGTCCAATACTGCGCTAGTCAGGTCGGACTCAGTCAGCGCGACGGCCGCCCCCTTCGTGCCGCGGCATGCCGCTTCGAAGAAATCGAAATAGGTGCCGGGCGACAGCTCACCGTTGAGCGAACCGTCAACATGCTTTTTGCCGTGACGAAAATCCGAAATCTGCCGATCGGTGCTGACTTCGGATGCCGTGTAGGTGTCTTTCTTCAGGTCCAGCGTACAGGTCGTGCGGCGCAGGATTTGCCCAGCCGATGCGCCAGGATCAGACGCCGAGACCGGCTGCGTTCCCGCTGTGATTACACCGGTCGAATATGCCTTATAGGTGACGCGGGCTTGTACGCCTTCAGCAAGCGACATTGCAGTTCTCCATCATTTTATGAGAGGGCCGCTTAGCCGGCGGCGAGTGACGGCGCTAGCCGATTTGATCGAAGTGCAGAGAGACTTCTGCAACAGCGTAAAAGTAACTACCGACGACCGAGCTGAGGCCGGGTGGCTTCAGGTTCGCACCGTCGCCACCTGGATATACGGACGCTTCAAAGCAACTAATGCCAGCACTGCGATAGGAGCGGAATAGCGCCGCGATTTGCTCGGCTATCGCCTCGGCTTCGTCCAAGCCGTTGCCGTTCGGCACGAAGACATAAGCGTCCAGTCTTGCGGGGTTCCGATATAGATTCTGACCTTGGCCGCCGCCGTACCCGGCAAGAAACGGTCTATCGGTCAGAAATTCGCAATAGACGAAAGGCACAGGATCGCTCGGAAGCGACGTGTTGCCGAGAGAGTCGGCGTTTTCGTTTTGCCAACGAAGCGGCACGGGAGCCGATTTACTATCGACAACACCGCCGCTCTCAATTCTGCTGCGCATTTCCGCGCGCGCTTGATGAGATGTTGTGCTCACATCATCACCCGAGGACTCGCATCTCTATCCTGCACAACTCACCACCCGGATAGAAGCCCTGTCCCTGTTGAACGGCGGGCGGCATTTTAGGTCGGATCGCCATTGGTCATCTGGTTGAGCTCGTCTTCCAGAGCGACAACTTCTGCCTCATGCGCGGCGACATCGCGTTCGAGTTTCGCATCCAGCTTCTTGACCGTCTGATCGGCGCGTTCTGCTACGCCTTTCAGGCGCACATCGATCTTGGCTTCAACCGCCGCAAGTTGCGAAGCGTGAGTCTCACGAACGCGACGGATGCGCTCTGCAATAGTCAGCGCAGTTGACATCTTCGATCCTTTGGGAAGAGGAGCCGACAGAAGGCGATTTAATCTCGCCGAGCGCTCAAGGGTTTCGGCGAACTCGCCAGACATACGTTGCTCGATTCGCAAGGCATCACCCGACCGCCGAAATCTTCACATACACCTGCGTGTCGCCGTTGCGGCCCGTGTTGTTGTCGACGGCGTTGATCTTGAAAGGTGCGCCGCCAACCCAGATACTATCTGACGGCAATACAGGAAGCGGGAAACGCACTTTGATCAGGTCCGGATAAAACACCCACGCCGTACTTTCGCCTTGAATCACCGACGCGATCAGAACCGTCGGCCGAAAGCCCTTTACGCGAGCGCGGCAGGCATACTTGAACACGCTGCTCGGGCTCGTTCCCGTCTGCCTCGATATTTCAATGACCGTTCCGCGGCGATTGAGCGCTTCTTCCCAATCGCGGAGGATCTGCGCGGAATCGAGTTCGCTCATTTCGATGGCGTCGCGCGCACCGTGATCAATGTTCCGCCAGCATACGTCCCGGTTGTCGTTAGACGTGCCCGGAAGCGATCGCCGAGATAGTGTCTCAGACCTTCCGCACCAAGGTCGTCAAGCGCAGTCTCGACCGCGCCGCGAACAATCGTCTTCCCAACCGCGCGCACGGCCATTGCGAAATCGAAACGCATCACGTTGCGCCATGGCGCGCCCGACCCTTGCGCGGTGTCGATGCGCAGGATTGCCGTCGTGCCACCTGATGCCCAACCGAAGTCCGCCTCGACCGTCAGCGCGTTGATGCCGTCGAAGCCGCCCCAGAACGCCTGAGCAACGCCGCCTGACGACACGCCATCCGTAATGATGGAATCGGTCAACGCCGCAGTGATCTGGCTTTTCGTACCGAGGACGAAGGCACTAAGCGATGTCATTTCGCGGTGCCTTCGAGTTTCTTCGCATCGGCTTTGGACACGACCGACAACTCTAAACTGCCATCAATCACGACAACTTTCGTTCCCGGCATCGCGCGCTCCAAATACGCGCGGATGCGCGCTGCAGCTTCGGACGGTATGATGCGCATCGCCCTCGCAACAAGAACGTCACCTTGGCGCATGTCGAGTTTCGCGATCTGAAACTCAACATCTTCTTCGGGGAGTTTCAATGTCATGCCACAGCCATTCTTGGACGCCGGACCAATGCCAGTTTGGCTTGGACGCTCGGCGGCAGTTGCGTAGGATCGCCGATCGCGCCAACCCAATAATCCACGCGGCGGTCTTCCATTTCCGGAACGTTGGTCTGGATGGTTTTGATTGCCGGATCGCGCCCGCGACTCAACCAAAACGAAACCAGAAGATCGACCGCCATACTCTCATACGTCGAAGGAAGGTTAGCCCCGGTGATCCCGGGCAACACGTAGCCGCCCGTATATGCGACGATCAGAGATTTGCTGAAGCACCATTGCGCTGCGTAGCCTGACGAATCGAGCCGAAATAGCCTTCCCGTTTCACCATCTAGGCGATACTCGGATGCATCAAGCACGTCACCATCAAGTGTCACGCTGCTGATAGCCGAGACCGGTGTGCGCCGCAGAAACAGAGCCTCGTTATTTCGACCGTCCGGCGTCCAGCCATATCCGTAGGAATATCGCTGAGGGTGATCATGCCAGAACGTCTCCGTCACATCTTCCGATGCAACACCATACCCGATGGCGATTCTAAGATCGGAACTTGCCTCTTCGATCTTGGTCGTCAAAAGATCATCGTTGCTGGTATCGTCATCGGCGATATTCAATTCCGACCTGACCCGAGCCAACGTCGTAAACATCGGCTTAACGGCGGGTGTGACAATGTTGAGGATGGACTCCATTGCTCATTCCACAGTGACGTAGAACGTACCGGCCTTGACGTTCCCGCCCGATGCGATAACGACCTTCACGCGATCGTTTGCGAGCGCGATCTTGTCGGCAACCGCCTGACCTGCAGCGGCGTAGAGCGAGGCAGCGCCTGCCGTGGAATGTGTCGCGGCGCGCGGCGCGCGCGTGGCGCTGGCATTGACATTCGCCTCGCCCCAGATCGTCTCTCCAGTCGCCTCCGCGGTGAGGGTGATGGTGGATCCGTCGTCGAATCCGCCGCTCACGGGCTTGACATAGCGGATGCTCACCACCTTGCCCGTGATGCGCTCGGAGTACGCCGTCGCCGAACCATCGGCGGCGGTCGTGACGGCAATAGGGAGGCGTTGGATGAAGCTCATGGCCTATGTGCCGATCGCCGACCAATTAAATTGGTCGGTCCCGGTCGACGCGATCAGCGTCGTGTCGCCGGCACCGGTTGGCTTCCATCCGTACACGTCGATATTCGCGCCGTTGATGACGCAAGTCAGAGTCGACGTGCCGAGCCCAGGCGCAACAGACCCGACAAGCTGCACATGGGCAGAGACGCAAGTCGTGAGGCCGTGCGCTACCGACGTTGGATTGCTGCCATCCAGCGCTACCGGCGCTGCGCTGCGCGCCAGCTTGTAGCCCGCCGCGGCACCGGCAACACCGCCACCGCCCGCCGTCGCAGTCACATCGACGCCACCGATTTTGAATTTGCCGCCGGTCTCGACATCGATCTCGGCGCCGCTCTTGATGAACAGCCGCGCGCCGCCCTGCTCGATTCCGACTTTTACGTTTTGGGTATCAGACTGAGCGGACATCGCCGCCTCCTATCTCGAAATGGGAAAGTGGGCGAGCGCCGCTTTCAACGGCGCTCGTATCGATATGCGCTTACGCAGGCGGGTTGGCGCTCGGAGCAACCAGCGGCGAGGTGACCCACAAACCGGCCACATAGATGTTGCCGGAGTTGTTGCCGGTCGGCGTGACGGTCACGCGCTTGTAGCGCTTGCCGCTGGCCTGGAAGCCTAGCTTGAACACCTTGTTGTCGTCCGCGAAGGTGAAGCCCGCGAGCGCCGCAGTGCCGATCAGGTCCCCGGCACCGACCGTGGTGTTGTCGGAAAGCGAGGAAATTTCTCCCTCTTCCGGCAGAACCGCGAAGGTCGCGTCCGCGTCGGTATTCACTCCAGTGAGGAGGACGAACTCCGCTCCGGCGAGTCCTTGCATGTCGAGAATTTGCGACACGTAAGCAGTATTATCGGTCCCAGCCGCTACCGGCGAGAGACCGCGCTTGTAGTCGAGATTGTTGTGAAGATCGCGCAACATGGCGACGTGCTCCGTAAATTTGGGATGGATGGGAAGCCGCGCCCGTCATTGGGCGCGGCGCATTTCGGAACCGTCGCGATCAGGTCGCCAACAGTTTGATTGCTTCGAAGTTGGTCACGTCGCCGCCGACACGCTTGCGCGTGTAGAACTGGACGAAGGGCTTCGCGGTGTAGGGATCGCGCAAGGTCGAGATGCCGACACGGTCGACGATGGTGTAACCCATCTTGAAGTTGCCGAACGCCACCGGGAGTTTGGAACCGCCAACGGCGTCCATGTCGGCCGCCTGACGGACCTCGTAGCCGAGAAGAATGCTCGGCTTGCCGACTTGCTGGTTGGTTTGCCAGATGTACTCCCCTTCGCCGTTCTTAAGCAGCATCGCCTTGCCGACCGTCGACCGCTGCATCAGCCAGTTGGCGCCGCCCAAATAGAACTCCTTGAGCGACGTAAGCAGGTTGATAAAGTCGTCCCAAGACACGGCCGCCGCAGTGCCGGCCGCGACCTGCTCAATCTTGCCCGAGCCGCCCGCAGAAAACGTGCCGCTGGCGTAGGTGGTGAAGCCGCGCGGTTTCTTGACGCCGTTGCCGGAGACGAAGGCAGTCGCCTCAGTGCGACCGAACTTGTCACCGATCTTGTTGCCCATCCACGCTTCGATATTCCACGCATTGTCTTCGAGAAGCTTCTGCGTGATCTTCGGCATCGCGTAGAGTTCATGCACGGGGATACGCTGCATGCCGACCTGAGGGGTATTGGTCGCCGGCCGATCTTCCTGCTCACCAACCCAACCGCAAGAGGCCTGGTCGTCGTCGCGCGGATACTCGATAGCGTCCGAGGAGATCGTTTCGATATTCGCGATGGCGCGCATCGGCGAGGTTTCGAAGTTCACACCCTGGATGATCGCGCCGATGGTCGGCGTTACCATGTAGCCGCCGTCAGGATCGGAGCCGACTGACATCGCCTTGGTTTGGTCGGCAGTGAGCCGTTCCTTGTCGCGGCGCATGCCGATCGGAAAGACATCGTTGTACGCCTTGACCTCGGCAATATCGACGGCCTCGGGATCGAAGTCGGTCTTGAGTTCGCCGCGGATTGCCTTGGCATCACGAGCAAACAGGCGAGCGGCCTTGGTGCCTTCGTCCGTATCGCCCCAGCCGCCGCCGAGTTTACCGCGGTTGAGCTTCTTCTCCAGGTCGTCCATGCGGTCACCCGCAGACTTGAGTGCTTTCTCCTGGATGTCCTTGACGGTCGCGGCCAATGCATCGTGCTTTTCCAGCACGCCGGCCGACAGCGCCTCCAGGTCTTTCTTCGTCTGCATGTCCTTGGACTTGGTCCCGATCTCTTCGACCTTCGAGCGAAGATCGGCCAAGTCCTTTTTCATGCTAGTATCGAGGCCCTTAACGTTATCGCCAATGGCTCTGATTTCTTTCGTGGCTTCCGCCACAACGTCTTCGAGTTCGGGCATAGCAGCCTTCTTTCAGGATGAGGATTGCGGAAGACCAGCCCGAACGCTCTTGAGCGTTGCGAGTAGGTCGTTGAACGCGCCGTCCTCATCCCGAGGCTCCGACGACTTGAATCCGCGAGCGGCAATTGCCTTCGCGGCGTAGTGCGAGAATTTTCCTACGTCCCGTAGGAAGTCCTCGAATTCACGAACGGTTTTGATTGATCCGGACTTGACGCTTGTGATCCCCGCAAGCCCATTCATCGGGAATGTCACCGGCGATACTTCGTAAAGTTTTACCGCACTAAGGGTTCGCTTCGGTTCGCCGGCTCGTGTGCCGCGAGTGAACTTAATTGCCTTGTAGCCCATCGATAGGCTGTCCAGCTCCCGCTCTTTCATCGCACCGTAAATGCGCTTGCCAGATTCAGTATCGAGATTGATCAGGCGACCCTTGGATGCGAGACCTTGCGTGTCTTCGCTCATCGCGTTCCACTTGCCGATCGGCAGAAGATCGTCTGGCGACATGCCGATGCCGCCATGATTAAGCAGCATCTTTGGCATTTTGCCGGTCGCCTTCGACTGCGCCAGCGTGTCAACAAAGGCGCCATGCAAAAGCCTGTCGCCACCCTCATCAATGTTATTAAAGAACGCGCCGTACCCTTCGAACGTCCCGGCCGGATCACCATTAGTGTCCGTGAACTTGTATTCGAATGGCGCGTAGCTGTGTTCGGTTCGCTCAGTCATATCTACTGCACCGTTCCGGGATCGTCAGGGTTCACGGTTGGAGCCGCAACTGAAGGTGCCGGCGCCGCCACCTTTGGAATGCCGTCCGCACCGATCGGGCCAGCGTTCACAGGTCCATAGATGTGATCGCCGAATTCGTATTCGTCCATATCGTCCCAATCGCGAACGGTGTTGATGGTCGCCCAACCGACGCTGCCGGCACCGCCGAGCGCGACCTTGTTGTATTCGGCGCGGTCCTTCGCAGTTGCTCGCAGGAATTCGCCATCTAGGAATTTTGTGTAGAAGCCTTGCTTGCGCTCTTCGCGCGTCAACAGTTGACGGTTGAAGGCTTTCTCAAAACGCCGGTGCCACGGACGGATCGTGTGCACCAAATGCATCGCAACCAGCGTTTCCGCCGCAGCTCGCGCCGCAATGGCGGCGGGATAACCAAGAACGATCGGTAGCACGCCCATGCCATGGCAGATGCTTTCGATTTCGTGTTCCCGCGTCTTCAGATGTTCACTGTCGACTCCCTTCATATCGAAAGGAGTAAACTTCGCATCGTTGTCCAGGATCATCACGCGGGAAACGTTGTCCAGCCCGCCATAGTGTTTGCGAACCCACGCCGCGAGGCGGATCAGTTCTTTCTCATCCAAATTCTTGCTGACCGAAACAATGCCGCTTGGACGCGCACCATGAGCATGCAGCATCGCGTGAGTCTGCTCGGCCGCAAGCGCGAGGCCCAGAGGCTCGCGCAAAAGCTGGACGATATCGAGCCCGTTCAGGCCGTCCCATGACAGCCCGCGGATATGCAGAATGTCGTTGTACGGTATCTCCGCTTGCGTCCCATCCGGCGCCGTGACGCGGTAGAAGGCCGATGCTCGATCCTGCGCATATTGAGGCTGGACATGCGTCGGAATGATAGGAACCAATTCGACAATCTTGCCGCGCACGCGATTGATGAAAGCATACGCATTACTGGTGACCGCGCAGTGAACCGCGAGCGTCTCTTTGAACTGTAGCGAGTCTTGCCATTCGTTCGGTTCAGAATCGAGAAGATCGTAGAGCGCGTGGTCGAAGGCCTCAACCCGTTTTCCGCCGCGCGGTTTTTGATAGACCTTCGTCGGAACCGTCGAGACCGCCTCAGCAATACGCCGCGTGCACCCTAGAAACGTCGTGGCGTGTAGCGCGGTTTTCCATCCAACTGCGGGACCTGACTTCGATTGATAGCTTCCGAGCATCCCTGCCCATAACTGATCGATTTGGCCCCATGACAGCCCGTCCGCAGCCTTGAATTCCCGCGCGAGCGAGCCGAACAAACTCATGACGGCTCCGGGCTATAGCGCTTGCCGAATAGAATTGCGATTGCGATGAGAAGAATTCCACCGACGATAAAACCTGCAGGCTCCCAAAACAGCCACGACCCGTAAGCGACAAGCGCGGCACCGGCAAAGCCGGCGACATCACATAGAGCCCCCGGCAGACCCGACAACACCTTCGACAACCGCTTGCCCATTTACTTCCTCGTCGGCTTCGGCTGCTGCAGCGTCGATCTTTGCCATCAGCGCGTCGAGATCGTCGGTATCCCAACCGGACTTTTTGTCGGCTTTAACGGTTGCCGATGCGGCACCGTTGACCATTGCGATTGTCACGAGCCCATCGATCCGACCACGAGATCGCTTCTTGTCGAATGCTCGGTTCTTTTGACCATCAACCGCCAGCATCGCGTTAGCTGCGCACGAATAAGTAACGGGCGAAGCCTCGATCGTAATTGTTTTGTTGAGCACCCGATCTTCAAGACGCTCAACCGAGCGTGGCATGCACAGCCGCTCAATGGGCTGTCCGCTCTCGTCTAGGTCTTTGTAGAAAAGAACGCGAAGACCTTGACCATGCGAAATCAGCTTGAGGCCGATACCAACCTGTGACTCCGGCCCCTCCCACAACCAAACCGCAAACCCGATGTCCTCGCAGGCCTTCATGAAATCGCCCATACCGGCGGGATCGAAGGCCATAAACTGAACGTCGTATTCGCTAACGATCTCCTTGACCTTGGCGGCAACGAACGTCTTGTCAATTACTGCGCCAAGGACCGGCGTCAAAAACTCCTGGTCGGCCCATTGATCGTAAGGGGCATTATCAGACAGCGAGCGCTCGGCTATTCCGTCCTTCGTCGTCCAGTACCAAGTTTTGACCCAGAGGTGTGCGTTGTCATCGAGCCAGCCTGCGCTCAGTGCGGTCAAATCGTTCTTCTGCGAAAGATCGAGAGACAACCAGCATTTGCATTTTTTTAGCGGCGCCAGATTAAACGGACGATCAGGTCCACTTTGAACCGCAGCCCATGCCTCTTCCGCAATCCAGAAATCAACCGACCCGACAGGTATCCCGAAGTAGAGACGCTGCACCGACATTTTCGTCGAGAGCAGGATCTTCGCGGTGTTGACTTCGCGCCGGATGTTGTCGATCGGGAACGTGATGCCGAGCGCGGGAAGCGACTTAGGCCAGCAAGATTCGTCTTCAAACGGTTTATCGGCCTTGTCGACGCGAGCGATGAAAGCGAACGCGGTATCGTCTTTATGTTCTCCCTTGACGATCTTCTGGTAAAAATCACTGAACTGCGTACCGACGATCTGCGTTGAGGCCGGCGTGTTTGTGCCCAGCACCATGATCGCGTCGCCGGGCATTTTGGCGATGGCGCGCTTCCAAAGCTCGATTGCCTCGGCGCTTTTGAATTCGTGTATCTCGTCCGCCAGCACCGCCGTTGGGCGCGGACCAGAGATCGCATCGCCGTTCGCTAGCGACTGAAATTTAGATTCTGTTGCGGGGTGCTCAATCCGCCAAGCGTGGTCTAGCCGTCCGCGGATAATAACTTCCCCGCGAGCCTCAAGTGTGTCGTTGTCGTCCGCGTCAGTGCCTGGGATCGGCGCGCGGCACATTGACACAGCGTCTTTGAACAGAACGTTCGCCTGGTCCTTATCCCAAGCGATTGCATAAATCTCAGATCGGCGGATTCCCCGATAACCCATCAGGTAGAGACCGACCGCCGCCATTGCGGGCGACTTCGCCTGGCCCTTTCCAGTCTCCCACCAACTATTCGTGAACCTCAGTCGGCCGTCCGCGATGTGCCATCCGAATTGCGACCCGACACAGAACGAAGTCCACGGCAGAAGATTAAACGGCTCGCCAACCATCGCGCCGGCAGTGATCGGAAGTACGTTGGGGAAGAACCCCAGCGCGTGGATTGCGCGCTCCGGCCTCCAGAAAATCCCGCGGCCTTCGCCGTCGACCAAATCCTTCAGTTGCCGCTCGGCCGCGTATCGGACCAACTCGCCTACAACGATTTGTCCTTTAACCGCGTCCCGCGCCCAGCGCGTGACCGGATCATCGGGCAGTCGACTTGAGGTAACCACCGCCGATGACCGAGGGCTTTTTCCTTTGGACTTTTCCGCCATTGTTTCGTCGGCGCGGCGTGATCGTTAGTTCGGCCTCAGCGGCCGACGCCATCGCGTTCGCGTCCTTCAAAACTGTGAACCATGGATTGTACGCAGGCTGCTTCTTGCCCTTGCACGGAAACACGGCACCCTCTTCCGCGACGTGCCGCATCGCGACTTCGTAAAGCACATAGGAGTCGATCAGCCGTTTAATCTGCCTCTCGTTGGCGTGCGCCAGCTTCTCGGTGTTGCGCAGCTCGCCCGCGATAACGAGCCACTGCTGATGCGCCAGCGCCTGGTCTAGTTCGTCGGTGAACTGTGCGGACCAATCCGGTTCTGCAATCTGCAGGTCGCCGCCCTCAATAACTGCGAACGCGACCGGAGCGACCCTCGGCTCCCGCCGCAGCACCGGCTGCTCTTTCGGCTTGCGCCCCGCACCGTCGCGCTTTCCACCTCTCGGCATTGACTTTTGAATTCCGCCTTACGTTTCCGAAATCAAACAGACGATTTTCGTTTTAAGAAACAGAAGCTTGGCTTCTGTTGTATCTTTGAATTCGATGGGTCGCCTTTGATTTCCGTTCCCGATGCAAACGGAGGTATCCATGCGGTCTACGCTCCCTTAGCGCCAGAGATTTGACCCCCCTACCCCGTCGCCTTCGCGGCGGCGTTCCATGGATGGGTTTGGTCTAGTGGCCTGCCCGATGCATCGCATCCCGATACGTAGCCTCGGCTCTCATCCCTTTGCTTGGTCGAGTTGTGGTGCGGCTCGCAAAGCGACTGCCAATTTGTCTTATCCCAGAAGAGAGCTTGGTCGCCGCCATGTCGCTTGACGTGGTCGATTACCGTCGCTTGGACCTGCAACCCTTGCTTTGCGCACATAACGCAATGCGGATGGGATTTCAGATATCCTTTGCGCGCTTTATTCCAGGCGGCGCCATATCCTCGCTGATGTGCCGTGGCCCGTGGTGCTGCCACCTACACCCCGCCCTTGGGTATCTCGATCCGAACCGCTGCGCAGAACGCGGCTACAGCGAAGCCCACGAACCCCAGCGCAGCGAAGCCAGCGGCGATCCACTTACCTTCATGGATGGCTGCGACCGAGAGCACCGCACATACCAGCGCACACAGAGCAGCCGCAACGAACTGTGCGCGTTTCATGGTTGCCTCGGTTTATGAATCAGGCGGTTTAGGCTGAACTGCGGAGTCCAGGTCTTCAGCTACCTGTCGTCTGCTCGCCGCCTGAAATGGTTATGCGCCGTCGCGTGCAGGCGCGCGATAAGGTGAGTCGCTCGGCATCCCCGTATCTTCCGGGTCCGCGTGACGCTGCGTGAGGTCGTCTGGCCTTGGTGCCGCTAGACCGAATCTCTCGCGGCGAAGTTTGATCCGCGCCTTCCCGCCATCCTTTGGTGCTGGTGTGGGGAATGCGAGGACTGTTGCGGTCATGCGATGTTCAGTCGGACGGCGTGATATCAAGGAAGTAGTATTTTCCAAGATCGAATTCATCAACGGCGGCCGGGTTCGTAATTCCCATTGTCAGCGCGCCTTGCGGAGTTGCCTTCGACCACGAAGCGTTTGCGCCGTCTTCGTCTGTCCAAACAGGGATAAGCTTGATTTCGCAGTACACGCTAGGCGCGGGTTGATGGGTGTGGTTCTTCGCAACACATTGGAACTTGCATCGGACCGTCATCGGCCTCTTCCTTCTTTTTGATTCCGGATTACGTCCGGCGCGGTATCGTCGTCAGGGCCTTCGCTCGCCCATGAACCCGTCAATCATCGCGATCGTCACCAGCCCAACAATCGCGAGCCCGATGAAAATACCCTGCTATCCCAGCCATGATCGGGTTGACCTGTGGTGTGTTGGGCTTGCGGCGGAACGGGACGACTTCACCCATGCGAAACGCCTCGTGGGTTTTTTGCGCGGGTTACGATGATTGAAGCCCGGCCATGTAGCAGCGCGGGCAGTGACGGCGAAAGCCCTTTGAGTTAGGCGTTAGCCTTGATGTTTGCGGCTTGCCGTCTGTCTGAATTGTTTTTGGACATTAACGTCCCTGCAGGTGAAAACATGCACACCGGCATGTTGATGATAGACGCTGATTTGGTTCCGTTCGTCATTTAGTATTTTCTTAATTTCATGGCTTCATCCCACGTATAATCTTGGCGGCAACCTTCCAAGCTAGCACGTAAGTTGGATTGCCGCCGTGTGCCTCGACACGCTTAGCCGCCTGTTCAAGCACATGCCTCACTAAGTCGTCGCGCTCGATATCAGAAAGTGAGCGAACGGCGGGCGCGATGGGGAATGCGTCAACCTTGATCACGCGGCCCTCACGCTAGATTGGTCCAGCCTGGCCTCTTTGGTATCGCCAAGAAGCTTGAAGTTGACGCGTCGACCCTTCGTGCTCAGAACGGTCGCCAACTGGTCTTGGAATTCACCTTCGACGATACGGATGCGGGCGCCGACTGGAATCTTGCCGTTAGCGATCTCGTCCCACTCGCCGGCCATGTAGCGCATTAACAGGCCTTCAATCCAGTGCGAGGGGAATGGAATCGCTGTGCCTTGGTTTTTGATCAGGCCATCAATATAAATCACCTGATCGACCGTGAGGAACGATTGCCTCGGATAGTCGATTTCCACAAAAATGTAACGGCCAAGGATCGGAAACTCCTTCGCCGTCTTTACGCGTGCGTGCGATGTCCACTTGCGGCTTCTAGGATAGAATGACCTGAAGCCGAGTTGGCCTAAATCGAGTTCGGCGCGCTTATGGCGGTTCGCTTTGACGATAGCGCAGAACCAGCGCGCCGTACCGGTGAGCGTGATGCGTTCTGATCGCGCCAGATCTTCGGGCTTCATGAACCCTACAAAATCGCCGATCTTCAATTCCTTAAGTTCTGTCTGCACTTCCGTATCCCCTACATTGTCCCTGTGATGCGATATTATTGGCCGGATACGCGGGCCACAATTCTAGATTTAGATTTTATGTTTGAGACTACGCGCGAACTCCGCTGCATTCTCAAAACACCAAGCGCCGTAACCATCATCTAGACCACGCGTCTTTTCGTATTTGGCGCGATGGTCTTTGGCTTCCGCATCGTAATGAAACGCGACGCGCTCCAGCACATCGTTCTCTGCGGACCGGATTGATGAAGCGATGATCGCGAATGCTGCCGCTTGGTCTGCCTCTTTTCCTTCCCGCATCGTGCGGCTTGTCAGCAACGCGTGAAATATATCCTTTGCTCGTTCTTCTGGCGTCATTCCCGGCTCAGCGACGCGAGGCTGCGACGCCGAGCCTTGCGCTTCCGATTCAGACTCAGGAGGCAAAGCCATTCCCGCTTTCGTTATTCACCACATCTGCTGTTACAAGCTTGTCTGGATGAGAGCCGAACTTGATCGCACCATAAGCGCTGCAAGTCGCGTAAGCACCGGGCGGTACCGGCATGGCCACCAAGTCAGAAATTTCGTTGTGATCGACGACTGGATTATCCAGCGGCATCCCGCCCGCATAGAACTTTGCGGAGTCGACTCTGCCATCGTTGGCCCAAAACACACCATCAACGTAGGCCGGAACAACATTCTTGACGGTCCCAAAAACGAGAGGTTTTCGCTTGTCTGTCATTTCCATCTCTCCCCTGTGATTGCGGCATCGATCAGATGGCGAAGCGTTTTCAAATCGGCTCGCTCGAAAATCAGAAACACTTCGTTGTCGTCAAAGTAGCCGTCGCGCCCGTAGGCATCTTCCATCGGAAAGCTCGTGCCTTGCTCCAGCATCGCATCCAGATGATCTACCGCTTCACCTGAATCGCGCGCACTCACCCAACATGGATTGAGACAGAACCAATCGTTTTCGAGGCTTTGCCCCTTGAATAGTAAACCTCCAGGAGCCCACTTCGGACCCTTGGCGTAGACCACTCCTTCCGGCAGGGTCAGAAATGTTTTACGATCAACGACTCTCATTTTCTCTCCCCTGTGATGCACTACGGGCGGGTGTGCGGCTAATCCTTAGATCGTAGCCCGCGCTTTTGTGGCTGCTACAATCATCTCATCAAATACCGCCACAAATTCCGTCTGGGAAATCGCTTCTGGAAGGTTGCTCACGTTGTCTCCTCTATTGCGAACTAGGATTTCAGGACAGCGTCGATCAATTGACCGTGCCAATACTCAACATCATGTTCAGCGTGTTGACTTAGATCGTCCAATACTGCTTTTGGCAGCACGCGCGTTGCTTCGACTGCAGCGCGGCTCACCGCAATCATATCGAAACTGCCGTCAATGGTGACGCGCCTCAAGTCGCGCACGCCTCCGATATAAGGATCGTGCGAAAGGTTGTCCTCCGGTTTGGCGGTTTTAAGCGTTGCGATTATCGCCCGTGCGACACGCTCAATCATTTCGCCCATATCAAACCTCACTTATTTCTACAATTTCAACTCGACCTTCGCGCCGTTCGGTTTTGATATTCTGCCCTGTCTCATCCAGCAGTAGATTGTTGTCGGGACCGTAGCACGTCACGACAACATAGCCCGCAACGTCATCAGCTTCATTGACGTGCTCGATTACGACGCCATCCAGCTTGATCGTTGGACATTTCGAGAAATGATACTGCCAGTGTGCCGGGTCTTCTCCTCGCCGCCCGCCTGTAATTCTCATACTACCCTCCCGATAACTGAACTTTGATTTCCCGTTTCGCATTCCTGCGCCGAAATTTCTTGCCCGCTTTCTTCGCGTCAACCTTCCGGCACCACGCGCCCTTGCCGTGTTTTGCTCCGTTGTGTTCTTTTCGTGCTCCAGCTTCAAAGGCCATCACCTTGTCTCTGCTACAGGCAAGGAATCGTTTGGCTCCTCAGAGTCAGCAAGCGCTATTGATCCGACGACTTTGAGTACTCGACGCGACCGCGCAAGGTCGCCTTCCTTCCATAAGCGTCGTGCGCGTAGCAAGTCGGTTATCAACCGATCAAATTGCGGCTCTCGTTCACTCACGCCACAGCCTCATCCGACACTGGAGGGGACGGTAGGGCGATGTATTTAACATCGCAAACTTCGGCGTGCACATGACAGACAGCCCGACCATCACGCGATTGCGTTGCCTTCTTCGAACAGCGCCGCTCGTGATTTAGAAACGTCTGATACGTGCAGGGAGGCATTACCGGCCGTGCCAAACCTTCGCAGCGCTGATCGTCAGGGATATTTATCCACGGCTTGTGTGTCCACACCATCACACCATATCCTCTTCAGCTAAACAGACATTTCCAGATACAGCGGAGATGCGCCAGAAGCGTCTAGGCTCCGGCGGCATGTTGTGGCGCATATAGCGGATGACACGCCAGAGCCTCGCCCAGCGCGACAAGTAAACTGGATAGCTGATGACATCTCCAATCTGCAGACCAGCCGCGCATGTTGTAGTGAATGTCGTCATGCCACCCTTTCCTCCCCCTCAGATGGGAGTTCGATGCGTTCGCCGAAATCGTTGAAGCCTTCGGGCCATCGCGATAAGAAATTCCAACCGCGGCGCCCAGTGGGGCGGCCGGCCTCGTCTCGTTGGTCGGTTACGGGCGTGCCGCGTCCGGTCTTACGGAACGCTTCCGCCTGGTGGCAGGACCATTCCTGGGTACCTTCGTCGACCCAAACCTTGCTCGCGCCGGTAATGACCTGAAGGTGAGAAACCGCCGCGTGAGCTTCGCGCACAGCACTATCGCAGTAGGACAGTGAAGCCATGCCCTCTTTGCGTTTCAGCATCGGCGTCACCGCGGCGGAAATTATGCCCTGCGGGACGCCGTCAGCGAGCCAAATTTGTATCTGATCAAGGTTCGGTATTGACCACTTCAGAGATGATCTTATCGAGACAAATAGTGCCTTCAAGGCGTTTTCTTGCTTCAAACCATTTTCATCAAGCTCGCGCGCTGCTGCGGGTTCTGGATTCTGGATTCTGGAAGATGGCTTTGGCTTCTTGGCTTTATCCTTACCCTTTATAGGGGGGTTAACCCCCCCGTTATCGTCTCCTGTCAAAACCGGATTACCGCCGCCTTTACCGTTTGTACGATCCTGCTCGGCCTTTGCCTTATCGCGAACCATCCGGCGGGAGTAGATCACCTTTTCGTCCGTCCGGCTGTAGACGCCCGCGCTTTCGAGTTCAGCCATCAGCTTGCCGCACTCACCCATTTGGATGCCGGCGAGCGCTGCAATCTGACGATTGGTAACGGCGTGGCCATCCGTGACGAGGTGACCGTATGGCTCAGCCTCATGCATGACGCACAGAAGATCAGCCCACAGCCCGCGCGCGGCGATTGAGCACATATGCAACTTCCGGTCCCCAGCCCAATCGGACGGGTAGAACTTGAACCAAGGCTGTTTTTTGTCGGCCTTTGCCATATCTATGCAAGCGCTCGCACATTCGATGTTTCGGCGTAGTGCTGGCGCCATGCGCGATAGACTTTCACATCGCGTTCAAACAGCGGAATCCCGATATACTCCGCAAGATCTTCGGGAGAGCAGTTGCCTTCTGCGGCGAATCTGACGCCGCTTGCGAAATATTTACGGATGGCGTCGCAAACATCGGCAAGCACCGAAACAGGGTGGCGGGTTGAGGCGGTCGTTGAGGTGGTCATGCTGCGCTCCGCTTTTCGAGATACTGACGCGCAAGCGCTTGAATGCGGCTTTCATCCGAGAATACGGTTTCAGCGCCCGCGAGCGGGTCAACGATGTTACGCGCCTGACTCGCCTTCACGCCAAGAACTTCGATCATCAACGGGTCGGAGCCGAAGTTGCTATGCAGATATATTGCATCGACTTGTTGCGATTGACCTGGACGGCGAAGCCGGCCGATTACCTGCTTATGGACTTGTGGGCTCCAGTCGAGTTCGCCGAACACCACTGTTGAGCCGCGCTTTTGTAGACCATCAAGCCCAGCACCGGAACGTAGCGAAAGGATCAAGAGGTTCGTGGCACCGTCGATAAACGCGCGCTTGGTCTTATTCTTTTGCGGTCCCGATTCCGAACCCGTGTACATCGCAGGCCGATACGCCGCGAGATCAGCAAGCCAAATATCATACACCTCACGATGCCAGCCCGCGAGAATGACGGGAACGCCAGCCTCCAACAGCACGCGCACATAGGCCGCGACACTCTTAGCCTTGGCGACTCCAGTCGTGTGCCGTGCGAACGCGTCCAATTCACGCGCAGCGCTGCCACGCTCAACAAATGAACCGGACGTAACCTTGATCGCCAGCTCATGCGCTCGGGCCTCTGCGTCGTCTGCGACTTGCTCGTCATGCGCGACGGTGTGCGAAATAACGTTGACCGGAGGCATCTGGCCGTCAACATCACCTTCCGTTCGGCGGATGACCAACTGCACTTCGCGCAGATATGTGCCGAGCGCTTTCGGATCGCTCACAGCGCCATCGCGGCTTCGCGAGCACCATTCAGTAAAGAATTCGTTTGCGCTGCCGAGCGCGCCGCTTTCGATGAATTCGATGATCTGAAATATTTCAGCGCCGTAGTTATAGATCGGCGTCGCCGTCAGCCCCATGCGCAAGTCAGCGTGATCCGCGAACACCTTTGCTGCCGTGCCCTTCGCAGTTCCGGTCCCACCGCGCAGAGATTGGATTTCATCAAACACAACGGACTTGAACATTCCGGTAGCGGCGATATCTGTCCATCCGAAGATGTTCGAATACTTGAACAGATAAACGTCTGCCCACGGCAAGTCGTAGGGCGTCGTTTTCTTGATGATGTGACCTGTCAGTGTCGTGAACGTCGCGATGTATTCGTCAAGCCATTGGTCGGCGAGATGAGGCTCAACCACGATCGCCGCGGGCCGTAGCGACGGGTCGCAGACGACTCCGAGCGCAGATATCGTTTTGCCTAGACCAACATCATCCAATAATAGCAGGCGTTTCTTGAGTTTCGCGAGTTCGATCGCTTGCGCCTGGTACGGATACGGCTGCATTCCTTCACGGAATCCGACCTGATGGCGCGGGCTGTAGTCGGCGCTCATGATCCGCTCGAACGACGCGCGGCTTTGGTCAAAGGAAGACTTCTTGTGTCGCAGATGGTCAGCGTCACGGTCACTGATCGCAAGCGGATAGCGGTCGCAAAACCAGAGCAGGTCGGCACAAACGGAATCCGAGTCCGTAAGCGTGAACGGCGCGATTGCAGTTCGCGGGATGCGCGGGAAGATTTGCTTGAGCCGCAACGAAATGTGCGGCGGCACACCCTCAATGCGCCACGCACCAGCCGGATCAAAACACAGCCGTCCGTAAAGCCGCGACGATACTGCGGCGATGGGTTCCGGATTTGGAAAGAGCGCGAGCGCCGTCATAGCCACGCCTTTCCAAGGCTGGCGACGTAGCACGGCACGCCGACGATTTGCGTCGGGAAGCCGATGGCGACGTTAGTTCCGAGAATCAGCGATGACAACTTTCCGGTTTCGCAGTAGCGCTTGCACTGCGAAAAAATCGCCCGCTTCGAACCACCGATCTTGATTTCAAGCCCGATGCCATCGATCAGGAAGTCGACAATATTCCGGTCGCCAAGATCGACCTCGCGGCGATAGGCCAGCTTTGCCGTATCGAACGCGACTGCGATTTCAGCCTGCGTTTCTTTCTCGCGCGCAAGCGAGAACCGCGACGACAAAAGCAGCTTCACGATCCCGGGAGCGTCCATCATGCCGCAACTCCCGCAACATCACTCGGATGCGAACACAGCACATCATCCGAATCGTCGCGCATGTAGAAAATGGCCTGATGGTCGCGATACGGCGGTGCTACGCGCGTCACGGTTTCACCGCCGATGACTATCCGCTCCCCGCAGCCGGGCGGGTCCTTGACCCTGCGAGCCGTGGCAATCTTCATGAATTCGCCAAACGGGCCATCACTCACGGAACCGAACGCCTTGAACGACCGCGCGAGTGCCTTCCCCGGAGACCGCGCCGAATACAGCGCCTCCCCGTAGCCCTTAACCGTGACGGCATAGGTGCGGATGGGTTTCATGTTTTTCCCCGATGCGAGGAAAATTCAGGAATTTCCGGTTTTGCTTCCCCGACGACGCCCGAAAGCGCCTCATCCAGAAGTGTCGCGGCTTCGCCAGACAGGCTCCGGTGTGACGCATCAGCACTGCTGCGAAGGGCGTAGAACGTGTCTTCCTTCAAGGTGACGCTGATGCGCCGCCGCCCTTCCGCGCAATCGGCGGTCGACCCCGACCGGCGTAGCGCCATGTACGTGGTGTAGTTCCCGTAGCTCATCGTGAAACACCAAAATCTGATGCAGATGTTAGTTGTGAAACAGTGCTCATGACCGCTCCTCACCCAAAACAACCGCAGCCGGCGCTATCGTTTCCAAATCGCCGTTGTCGAAGGGCGCAAGGCCAAGCGATTCCGGCCCGAGACGGACGGAATGTTCGCGCCGTGCTTTCGCCTTGGCTTCCTGCCGCCGTTCACGATCTGCGGCGATTTCTGCGGTTACGCCGGTCATGGGCGATCCACTTTCGCGCCGACTTCACCGGCAACAGATGCCCAACCCGCACCGTCGATGTAATTGTCAGCCCGATACGGCCCGGTGTAGCGCCGCGCGATCTTCAGCCCCTCCATTAGATTGGCTACGTCATGCGCGTCTAACGGACGACCCGTGGTCGGAATTCCGGCCGCGGTTAAGATACCGTTCCAGACTGCCGCGACGCGCTGTAGGCCGTTGGCAGGGTCGCCGTAAGCCCGATGGCGAGCGCCGCCAACTGCCGCAGCTCCGGCTTTCGCTATGGCCTGGGCCCTCATGCGACCACCTTCGCTGCGCCGAATTGCGCGCGTTCCTCATCCGTTGCGACTTCAACCCCGAGGTCTGCAGGATCAAGAAAATAGATCGGCTTGCCAGCTTCAACGAACACCTGAATTTCATGCCGAATACCGAACGATGACTCCCAGCCCTGCATCATGGCGACGATCATCGCGTCTGACTTTTCCATCATGGTCGCGTCGAATGGGAGCCAAATGGAATGATCGAACGGGTCCAACCCACCATGGACGGCCAGCGGATGCGTGTGGGCGATCGGGCTGTAGACCTTTAGCCCTTCAGTCATGAGCCGCGCGGTAAGCTTCGCCGCGTCGACAAACGCCAGTTCAACGCCACCCGGATATTTCGAGTACGGCGTACCGACGTAAATCAGGTCAAAACATTTGAGATCGGAGAGTTTCATCTATTCCGCCGCCACCCTGTGACCGGCCGCGCCGGTATGTGATTTTAAAGTTGTCATTCTGCGGCTTCCTGTTGCTCTGCTATCAAAGCGAAGAGGTCGCTCTGTTCTGTCGTAGGCGCTACGGGCGCCTTGCGTGGTTTGATGGTTGTCATCGTGACATTTGGCGAGTGCAGCTTTGACGCCTTGGGCGGCGATTGCTCGCCCGCTTCTGCTCTTTCACAATTCTGAACAGCTTGGCGCCAATACGACGGCTTCAATTCAGCGCCAATGGGACGCATCCCCATCTGCAGCGCCACGTACAATTCCGATCCGATGCCGGCAAACGGTGAAAAAACAACGTCACCCTTGTTGCACCAAAGTTCGATGCAACGGCGAATTGGCGTTAGTTGCAATGGCGCAATGTGCGCCTCGTCCGCTTCCTCGCGCGCTTCTTTCCGCGAGAGAACATCGCTTTGCGCAATGTCCATCCACACGGGTTCGGCGTAGCGCTGCCAAACGGCGACACTGTAGCCCGGATCGCCCGGTGCCACTTCGCATGGGACCATTTCTTGCGCCTCTTCGTCCCAACGCCGGCTTGGCAGAATTCCATCGGGCTCCGCTTCCGAACCGTAGTAAACATCAAACTCTCCGGACACGGGTTCTGGATTAACGCCCGGTTTTCTCATCGAAACGATGTAGTCCGGCACCGCCATGCGGCTGATGGTCGAGTCCTTTTTGATTTGTTTATGCAGAAGTCCGATCGCCTTCGTGCGCTGCATTGCAGACACAGGGTCTTTGCGGATCACGACTTCGGAGTGGTAGTAGAAACCCGCTTCTTGATGGGCTTTGATGATGTCGCCGCGGAAGTCACGCAGGCCAATGAAGCCGTCACGCAGCTTAGACGTGGGCAAGTTCATACAGTGGATCGAAACCATCCGACCGGGCTTCGTGACGCGAAAACATTCTGCGATGAGGAATTTGTAATGCGTCCAGAACTCGTCATCCGTCCGACAGTTGCTCATATCGCGCGGATCATCCGAAAAGGTGTAGAGTGAAATGAACGGCGGCGAATAGATGGTGTAGTGAACGGACTCGTCCGGAAGCGAGCGCGCCACAGTCACGCAATCGCCGTTCCACAAATGCCAATTCTTGCCCGATGCCTGGTCGATAACGTTCATGCGGCTTCTTTCAACCAGTCGGGGATAATGAGTTTGTTTTGATGCGGGATCGGCACGCGAATTCCGCGAAGCGTCCGCGTCATGATTGTGCGGGTGTGCTTGGCCATTTCATCGGCCATGTAGTCTGCCGCCGCCTCTTTGGCCGCGAGATTCTCGACAACCGCACCTTCTGCGGTCGATGCGAGAAACCACGCATTGACGGGCCTAAGTTGACCGAATCGCCAACAACGCCGAATGGCTTGGTAAAGCTGCTCGTAACTGTCGTTCAAACCAACGAACGCCATATCGGCACATCGCTGAAAATTCAGACCCCATCCTGCGATCGACGGTTTCGTGACGAGCCGATCTACAGTGCCGTTTACGAAACCCATTAGCCGTTTTATTTTCAGGTCCGGATGATCGGCGCCTTTGACTTCGACCGCGCCACGGATTGCTGCGGTCAGCATTTCCGATTCCGCATTCGTATTACACCAGATCAGCCACGGGCGATCCGGCATGGAGTTGACTAGCGCTGCGGCCTCACGGACGCGATCGGGCATGCTCTCGCGACGCGCGCGCAATCGCTCTAGAAGAGTCCGCGCAACCGGCAAGTCAGACGGCACGATGATGAATTCTTTACGCAGTGGCGGAAGATCGTATCCCGGCTCGTCATACCCAAGCTCGCGCGGATGGCGAAGCATGATTGACCACGTCGAGAGCCACGCCCAAAATTCCTGCTCAGCATGCCCCTTTAATCTCCATTCTGCGGTTGGCTTGCTCCCGTGATTGCCGACGTTGGTTGCTTTCATCGACCCGTCATGAACAAACCACGTCGCCAGCATTTCCTTGGCGCTGCAGACGCCCAAGAATTCCGCATGGCTACCGAGTTCAACGTAGTCGTTCGGAGCCGGCGTTGCGCTGTTGGGGAGATGGAATCGAATGCCCTTTGCGAATTCACCCAGAGCCGCGCGCGTCTTGCTGTCGTGCGCCTTGATGATGCTGGACTCGCCGGGAACAATGGCGCTGAATTTGCTCGGGTCGAAATTGTGTAACCGGTCGTAATTCGAAACGACGATATTCGTTCGCGCCTCACTTTGATCCGCAGCGTATGCGACCGAGTCGATGTTGAATTTCTGCGCTTCCTGCACAGTCTGATGCGCGACTGCAAGCGGCTCAAATACGAGAACCGGTTTCTTGGTTTCTTGATGAATGGCCTCCGCCCACTTCAACTCCATGAGCGTCTTACCAAGGCCCGTGCCGGCAAACACTGCGCTACGCCCGCGGCGAAGTCCCAACTCAACGATATCGGCCTGGAAGCGCTTTAGGGGGTCGCCCAGATCTGGAATGACAGACAACCCAACGGGCGCAGCCTGCACAGACTTTCGCGCGATGAATTGATCGTAACTTTGCATTTCGCTTAACATGCGACCGCCGCTTTCATGTGGTGCAGGTAATGTCCGGAGCAATCCGAACCGGCGGGCTCAATCTCGATCACTTCGCCCGTAGCTTCATGACGAAATGTCCGGAGTGCATGTGTGTCACGATGCCAGCCATGACCGCCCAACCGCCCCCGCAGTGCGGAGAGATAATCCCGCGTTGCGTCGTCTTCATGCGAATAGGTCCGTCGGCCATCCAACTCCCACGCATCGTCTTCGGGGCGATATCCGAGGCCGTGAAACGCGGCGGCAAGAGATGCGGATGACGTACTGCGATGGTTGGGGGTGCTCATGCGGGCACCGGAGTGTTGGCGATTTCAAGTAACACGTCGGCATGGCACGGCTGATCGAGCGCACAGAAACATGCGAGATTTTTTCCACGAAGCGCTTCTATAATTTCTGTTATGCTGGGAGCTGCGCCAGCCTTGGCTCGCGCCCCGATCGGAATGGTTTTCTTGCGGCCTGTCTTTTTGCTACGGCCTTCGATAACGACGCCGAATTCCATTTCCTTGACGCGTCCACGCGGGTCGCAAACCCATTGCCGGAACGCCCTCACGGAAGCCTCTTGTCTGCCCGCAGCGTCGCCACGGCATCCGAGCGCCAGCGCATTCCAGCAATTGTCCGATGATTTGAAGTTGAACGGGTTGCCCCATTTTCCGGGACGCGTCACCACAATCGCCGGCAGGCCGTTAAGCGCCACGGACGCGGCCTGCAGGTCGAAACCCGCCACGCGCTTGCGTTGGATGCGTTGCGGCTTCATGCGCGCAGCTCCGGCATGCCGTTGTATTCGACGCCGTCGAGCAGACGACCGGCCCTAGCCTTGCCCACATTCCAAAATGTTTCGCCACTTTGTCTAACGAACGACCGCCCAAAAGTTTGCGATGTATGCGCGCCTTGATGATCGCGCGCGGCGCAACTCTCCGGAATGAATTGCCCATGCTGTTTGAAGAAATATGGCACACCTGCGGTAGCACACTGATCCCGCAGCGAACGCGCCCAGTCCGGATGCATCGGTCGCGCATCGGGTCCGCTCTCGCCACCGACGATCACCCAATCAAGTTTCCTTCGCTCACTAACCGGCGGCGACGGGCCGTTGACATCCCAATCGCCCGTGTAGGCAACGCCGCTCTCGCAGTATCGGCCCTGCAGGGCGTTGATGTGGATGCCAGCGCGAACGCTTCCAGGCTTCTGAGGCAATATACAAAGACGGCTTAGATCGATTGGCCCAAGTAGCGGCTCCGCTGAAATGAAGCGCACGGCGGCCGGCGTATCAAGTAGCGGACGAATCCGATCGTCGGCTTCCTGCTGGCGTTCGGTCGAGACGCCAAGCCACACGTTCGGAAGCGGCCAAACCTTCAAGTGAGCGATATCGCCCGTAAGTATAACGCCAGCGCCGACGGTTGAGCGGGCATCGCGAGCGTGAGCATCAAGCGTCAGTCCCATTGCTTCCATGCCAACCGGGACCGCGCGCGCGGCAGAGACATAGGTTCGCATCCGTTCCGCGCGCTTCGTCAGAACTTGAAACGTATGCTGCGGACATAACGCCATGACGGCGAACACGCGATCAATCCATTCGTCCGGCACATTCTCATGGAAAAGATCGGACATGGAGTTGACGAAATAGACCGTCGGCACCTTGCGCTTCAGCGGCGCGAGCAAAACATGCTCCGGTGCCTGTCGCATAACACCGGTCCACACCGGACCCGCCTTCGACGGCTCAGTCAGCCCCTTGTAAAGTTCCTGCCCCATCGCTTCGAGGCGCGCCGCCATCTTCATGGCGTAGCAACGCTTGCAGCCCGGCGTCAGAACGCTGCAACCCGCAAGCGGATTCCAGGTGTGACCAGTCCATTCGATATTGGATTTGCCAGCCATCACGATCGCCAGAGTGAGGTTGTGGGGTGCATCAGAGTGAGGCCTCTGCTGCGAGTTTCTTTCCAAGCGCGCTTGCGAAAAACGGCGGATCGCCGAATGTCCGCGCCGTTAGTGAGCGCGGAGTCGTAGCCCGCCGCACGGCGTCTTCAATGACGCCTGCAGGAATTTTTGGGATGGCCGACCTAGCTTTGGTCTTCGCCCGCACATCCACTCTCTTGACATGCTCGCGCGCCGCCGATTCAGATCGCCCTAGCCTGGTAAGGAAAGCTTCAGGCGGTTCGTTGTCGGCGAGCATCTGCCGTGCGACTGCGGTTTCGTCCGGGGTCCACGAGGTGTTGTGCATCACGCGGCCTCCTGTTTCTTCGCGACGTAGGGTTGCCCGCGATTGAACACGATACCTTCGCAGTGACCGCACCAGCTCTCGCCCGGCAGAGTCTCGTTTCCGCATGCGAGATAGTCGGGACCGGGTGGTTCGGCCGCGATGTAGCGACACTGATTTGCTCCGACACTCAGCCATGGCCGAAGTTCGCCGAACGGGATATCGAGAGACCCTATAAACTTCGGCTGTGGCATAGGGGGGGGCGCGTCTTGCATCTTCGTCTCCCGTTCCGCAGCGCGCTTGTCTCTCTTGTCTCTATTAGACTTGACTGCGGCGGCGCTGCGCTGTTGGCGCTTCAACTCACGCTCTTCCTCGGAAGGTTCCGGCGCGGGATTCGCCGTCAAGCCAAGCCGCTTGCGCTTGGCGACCGCAGTATTGCGCGTGACGTTCATTGCCGCTGCGATGGCGGTGTCAGCTAGCCCGGCGCCGTGATGTCGCTGAAATTCTGACAGCTTGTCTTCGGTCCAAAATGTGTTGAGTGGTGCGGCCATCAGTCTCTCAACAACTTTTCGAGGATATCGATTTCTGCGGCGAGATCGACATATTGAGCGAGTGTTATAAGGTGAGTGATCTTGCGGACGGCGTGCAGCACCGTGGTGTGATCGCGTCCGCCGAAGCGGCGGCCGATCTCGGGCAG